AAATGTTTCAAACAGAACATCTACAAGAAAAGTGGCAGCCAGTCCTAGAACACCCTGATCTTCCTAAGATTGAGGATTCTTATAAGCGGGCAGTTACCACTCTGATTCTTGAAAACCAAGAACAGGCTTTGAAAGAAGATCGTAGTTTTCTTTCAGAGGCAGCTCCAACTGTTAGCACAGGGGGACAATTTGATACATGGGATCCAATTCTAATCTCATTGGTTCGGCGTGCAATGCCTAACCTTATTGCTTATGATGTCTGTGGAGTGCAGCCAATGACAGGACCAACTGGTCTTATCTTTGCGATGCGTTCTACATATTCCTCAATGGACGGTGCAGAAGCCCTTGTTGATGAAGCAGACAGTGGTGTTGCTAATGATGACGCTGCTGGTGACCTTACTTCATCCGCAATGACAGGCAGTAACCCTGCTATTCTGAACGATGGCTCGCCTGGTACTTACTTGTCACCAACAGGCATGACTACTGCTCAGGGTGAAACTTTGGGTGATACTACTACTAATGCTTTCGCAGAGATGGCGTTCTCAATTGAGAAGGCAACCGTTACTGCTGTTACCCGTGCTCTCAAGGCCGAGTATACGATGGAACTTGCTCAGGACTTGAAGGCAATTCACGGTCTAGATGCAGAAACAGAACTTGCTAATATTCTTAGTTCTGAAATTCTTGCTGAAATCAACCGTGAAGTTGTTCGTTCTCTGTACATTACCGCTGTTGCGGGTGCTCAGGTTAACACAACTACTTCTGGTATCTTTGACTTGGATACAGACTCTAACGGACGTTGGAGTGTTGAGAAGTTCAAGGGACTAATGTTCGCTATCGAGCGTGACGCCAATGCGGTTGGTCAACAGACTCGTAGGGGTAAAGGTAACTTGATTATCTGTTCGGCAGACGTTGCTTCTGCTCTTCAGATGGCTGGTGTACTTGATTACACTCCTGCTCTTAACAATAACCTTAATGTTGATGACACCTCTGCTACTTTTGCTGGTGTAATGAATGGTCGTTTCAAGGTTTATGTTGATCCATATGCTGCTAACGTAGTTGCGAAACAGTATTACATCTGCGGTTATAAGGGTACTTCACCTTATGATGCAGGGTTCTTCTACTGCCCATACGTTCCACTACAGATGGTTCGTGCGGTTGGTGAGAATACCTTCCAACCCAAGATTGGTTTCAAGACTCGTTACGGAATGGCTGCTAACCCGTTTGCTGCTGCTGGTGCAGTTGCTGCTGGTGATACAGTCAACACCGACGCATCTCTTGATGCAAATACCAATGCTTGGTATCGTAGGGTTCAAGTTACAAACCTTATGTAATCATAATAAGAAACTTGATTATAAACTTAGGGAGGCCTTCGGGCCTCCCTTTTTTTATTATAAATACTAATATGGCAACCACTAAAGCAATAGATAGACAACCAACAAAGTTGGACTATGCAAGCCCCACACAATTTAAATTTGGTATCAATCAATTACCGAAGGTGGAATTTTTTACGGTATCTGTAAATATTCCAGACATTAGTTTGGAAGATGCATCAATTTCTACACCATATAAAAGTATTCCTATAATGGGGTCTAGTTTGTCTTATGGGGGTTTGTCAATAACATTCATTGTTGATGAATATCTTGAAAATTATCTCTCGCTACATGAGTGGTTGACAGCAATAGGATTTCCTAAAGATAGAAAACAATTTGCAGATTTTAGAGCAAATACTTCAAATCTATCACAACTGACACGGGGAGCAAGTCAAGATATTGGTGATGTACAGCCATCGACTCCAGCAAATGCATTGTTTTCTGATGCCTATGTTATGATTCTTTCCAACAAAAACAATCCTATTATAGAAGTGGTTTTTCAAGATATATATCCTACATCGTTAGGAGCTTTAGATTATACTCAATCTGCAACAGATGTAGAGTATATGACGGCGACAGCTGATTTTGCTTATAAAATTTATGAAATAAACACATTATAAACAATTTACCCTTGACATTTAATCCCCAGAGTAATATAATATATTATGAATTTAGACCAACTGAAAAAAGAATCCTACAAAGATCTACCCATCACCAGACTTGAACATCTAGACCAAGAAGCATTCCATAATCAAGAAATAAAAGCTAAATGGCTAGATTATAAATCTAGGTTTGAACTTTTGCTTGCAAAATGTAAGGGCGAGTATCTACAAGCGTATCGTGATAAGTGGGAATATTATGGTGGCAAATCAGATGCTAAGATTTATGTAGCAAAACCGTTTGATCTTAAAGTCTTAAAAAATGATCTTCATATGTACATTACCTCTGATGAGGATATTATTAATTTAGCTAACAAACGAGCCTATTTAGAAACAACTTTAAAATTTATTGACGGAGTAATCAAATCCATTGACAATCGTGGATGGGATACAAAGAACGCTATAGAGTGGAAAAAATTTGAAGCGGGGATGATATGAAACAGAGCTCATCCTATTATGAAGAATGATTATCTCAAAGAAAAATGAGGTTTTTTTAATATTGGAAGATTTGGAACCACACGAATCATCAGAACTATCGTCATTTTTTCAATTTGAAGTTCCAGGCTTTAAATTTATGCCGGCATACCGAAGCAGAATGTGGGATGGTAAAATCAGACTTTTCTCTCCAGCTACAGGTGAAATATATGTTGGATTGTTACCTTACATTAAAAAATTTTGTGTAAGGAATAAAATAAAATATATAATAGAAGAAGGAGTAGAAGATGGTAGGAACATTTCACGAAAAGTGGTTGAGGGTTTCATCGAAAGCCTCAAACCAAAATCTAAAGGAAAGTTGCTTAAAGTTAGGAGTTATCAAATTGATGCGGTACAACACGCTATTTCCACAACTCGTTCTCTTATTGTTAGTCCTACTGCTTCTGGTAAATCATTAATAATATATCTTCTTGTTCGTTATTATCGAATGGCGGGACATAGAATTTTAATCCTTGTTCCTACTACATCACTTGTAGAACAGATGTATACTGATTTTCAAGATTATGGTTGGAATTCAGATAAATATTGTCAAAAAATATATCAGGGGCATGACAGAAAAATAGTTAAAGATGTTGTAATCTCTACTTGGCAGTCTATCTACAAGATGCCTAAATCATATTTTGCGAATTTTGGTTGTGTGTTTGGTGATGAGGCACATTTATTTAAAGCAAAATCCCTTACGGGAATTATGACAAAACTACATCAATGTAAATATCGATTTGGGTTTACAGGAACTTTGGATAATACACAAATACACCAACTTGTGTTGGAAGGATTGTTCGGCCCAGTAAGAAAGGTAGTAACCACAAAAGAACTGATGGACAAGAAGACTCTTGCTAATCTGAAAATAAAGTGTATAATACTAAAACACCCAGAGAACAGAAGGAGGATGACATATGTTGAAGAAATGGACTACCTTGTTTCTTGTGAATCTAGAAATAATTTTATTCTGGAGTTGTGTAATAATATCAGCGGCAATACTTTATGTTTGTTTCAATTGGTAGAAAAACATGGAAAAATATTATACGGTAGTATGAAAGGAAATGAAAATGTATACTTCGTATATGGCGGCACTGATACAGATCAGAGGGAGAAAATTCGTGGGCTTGTTGAGAAACATAAAAACTCAACAACTATTGCGAGCTACGGTACTTTTAGTACTGGTATTAATATTCGTAACATTAACAATATCGTGCTCGCAAGTCCAAGTAAGTCCAAGATTAGAGTCTTGCAATCGATTGGTAGAGGATTGCGTATATCCTCAAATAAGGATTCCATTTTAGTGTTTGATATTGCAGATGATATATCATATAAGGAAAGGCGCAATTTTACCCTTACTCACTTTATGGAACGCATAAATATCTATGCTAAGGAACAATTCAATTATGAAATTGATAAGGTAAAACTAAAATGAACACTTCTTCATGCAAAATAGTTAAATTATCAAACGGCGAAGATATTGTTTGTACAATTGAAAATAATGAGCTTGAAAAAGAATGTAAGGTTAGTTATCCATTATTAATGCAAGTTATTCCCCAAAGAACACCTAAAGGGATTACAGAATCGTTACATCTTAGTAAGTGGGTTCAACCATTTACAGATAGTTCATTTTTTAAAATTAAAACCAATAACATTATTTTGGTGGCTGATGCCTCACCAGATTTGTGTAAGTATTATGAATATGTTTTATCAAAAATGGATGAAGCTGATGGTTGTGAAGATGAAGATGGTTTTTTAGAAGAAGATGACAGCGAATTGTCTATAAGATTAGCTACGAGATCAGATTCTATTCATTAATCAATTTAAATATTATGTCCCTTGACATTTTATTGTTTTTAGTGTATTCTTTATAATATAATAACTAAAAACAATAAGGAGAATGCTTTGACAAAAAAGAATAAGCCCCATTATGTAGATAATAAAAAGTTTTTGCAGGCTATGATTGATTGGAAATTAACTTGTGAAGAATCAGATGAACAGTTGCCGGTAACTAATTATATTGGAGAATGTTTTCTAAAAATAGCAACACATCTGTCGTATCGTCCAAATTTTATAAATTACACATATAGAGATGAGATGATTGCTGATGGTATTGAGAATTGTTTACAATATGTAAGTAATTTTAATGCCGAAAAATCAAAAAATCCCTTTGCATATTTCACTCAAATTATATACTATGCATTTCTCAGAAGAATTGCTAAAGAGAAAAAGCAAACTCATGTAAGGAATAAGTTGATTGAAAAGGGTGCTTATGACTCTTGGATTACGATGGAAGGCGATAATACATCTTATTCTGTAAGTGGGTTCGATCCAAATGTAATGCTTCCTGATGAAGATGTATATAAACCAAAGAAGAAAGAAGATAAGAAAGCAAAAGGCTTAGAAGAATTTATGGAGACACAGGATTGAAGCTTGCAATAATTTCCGATTCTCATTTTGGAGCTAGAAACGACAACCTCAATTTCAACGAATACTTTTACAAATTTTATGATAATATATTTTTTCCCACTTTAAAAGAGAGGGGAATTACAACGTGCATCCATTTGGGAGATGTTGTAGATAGGCGTAAATATATTAGTTACAGAATTGCGAATGATTTTCGTTCAAGGTTTATAGGAAAATTTCAAAGGGCCGAAATTGATTTTCATATTGTAATAGGTAATCACGATACTTATTATAAGAACACGAATAGAGTCAATTCTATGGAGGAGCTTGTAGGGACAGATAGGTTTAAAATCTATGTTAGTCCTAAAGTCGTAGAGTTTGATGATACTCCCATACTTTTGATGCCGTGGATTAATAATAATAATTATGATGAGTCGATGAAAGCTCTGGCCAAATCAAAGGCAGATATCTTGATGGGCCATTTAGAAGTAAATGGTTTTATGATGAATGTTAATACAATAGTTGCTACTGATGGTTGGGATAAGAAACTATTTAAACGATTTGATGTTGTATTCAGCGGACATTTCCATCACAAATCTGATGACGGTCAGATTTTTTATTTAGGAGCTCCTTATGAAATTTATTGGACTGATTTTAACGATCCAAGAGGATTTCATATCTTTGATACTGCAACAAGAGAATTGGAATATATTGTAAACCCCCATACGATATACAAAAAGATTTACTATGATGACACAAAGAACGATTATACCAAGCATGATGTTTCTCAATACAAAGAACACTACGTCAAACTTATTGTAGTGAACAAGAAAGATTTGTATAGGTTTGATATGTTTGTTGATAGGTTGTTGATGGCTGATGCTTTTGATGTAAAGATTATTGAAGATTTTTCTGAACTGGATGCAACTAATGT